AAAAGTCAAAATTCAAAACAAAATTAGAATTATGGAAAGAAAAATTTACAAAAAAGCTTGACGAAGACGCGGACAAAAATACCTTTATTCAAGATAAGGGCCATAGATTAGAAGCATGGGCCAGGCCAGGTCTAGAGTTTGAAACGGGTCTTAAATGGGGGCCGGCCACGTTTACGCATCAAAGTTTTGAATTCCTAAGGGCCAGTATGGACGGATATAATTCTAGCGTCCATGAAGGTTGGGAATGCAAGTTAATGGGAAAAGAAATATTTGAAATATTAAAAGACGACTCTTTAACAGACGTTGAAAGAATTCCGCCGCAATACCTGGACCAAATAGCGCAACAATTTTTTGTTTCTGGCGTTCATGCTATTCATTTAACTGGAATAATTGAAACAAAAGACGAAAACGATGAAAAGAAACTTGAAAGTTATACGTTACGTGTAAATAAATCTGAAAAAATTACTAATTACATTAATACTATATTGGTTCCAAATTTATTCGAGTTTTGGAAAAGCGTTCAAAATGGAATCGAACCGGCGCCAGGGCCAAACGATGTAATTGAAATTGCGGACGATGAATTTAAAAATCTTTTAACCAGTTTCCAGGAATTAACCGACAAGGAAAAAGAACTAAAAGAAAAAGCGAAAAAAGAAACTGAAAAAATAATTGGTTCCATTTCAAAAGACTTAAAAAAGGTTAGAACTAAAATCGAAAAACACGATTTAAGAAACCATGTAAAAGTTGATTGCAATGGTTACAAAATAACCGAAGTTTGCGGAAGTGAAAAAATAGATTATGAAGCGGCCTTTAATGCGTTTATTAGTTGGATTAATTTTTTAAAAAGCAATGCGACGGACGGCGCTTTTTTACAAGCAATAAAAGATTTTCCAGACTCTCCAAACATGGAAAAATATACCACCATTGGCAAACCTAGTATTCGAATAACAATGCCAAAAAAGAAAAAAGAAAAAGTTAAATTAGACGACGAAACGAATGAAAAAATTGACCAGGGAAAAATTGTAAAACCGGCCGAAAAATTAAATGAATGGAAAAATATGACCCCTGAGCAGCAAACCATTCAAGCAAATTCTAACTCTTTTAAAAACCCCGACACTGAAAAAAAGCCGCGCGGTTGGGATGGAAAAACTCGCGAACAAAGAATTAAATATTTAAAAGATACGGCAAAAAAGAAAACGACAAGTGACGCGGCAAAAATTTCCATGTTGAACCTGGCGCAAGAATTAGAAAATTTAAGTTAAATATTTAGGGCCTGGCCAGGCCCTAAATTAAAATTCTCTTTCAATAACCGAATAGGCCTTTGGAATGTGAACAATGTTGGTTAAGGTCGGAAAAGTTAACTCTATTTCCATTGTCGCATAGGAAACCGTTTCTAATAACGCAGTTTCCGCCGCCAATAAATTTATCTCAAACTTTCCGCCGGTCGCGCTCGTTATGTTAATTCCGCCGCCTGTTTTTGTTTTTGACAACGCGGTTCCGTCAGCATTTGAAAACTTAACAGTTATTTCCGTTACGCTTGTAAGGTCAACAACTTCGCCAGATTTTTTTATAAAATTAACAATTGGCGTTTTTGTTTCGCCTTTTATTATTTCAATAGTTACGTCGTTTATTACTTTAATAGTCATTTTTTAACCCTCTCTAATTATTCCGATTAGTCCGTTATTATCGCTTATAATACCAAAAATTTCATCATTGCATCGTTCTTTTTCGTCCATTATTCCGTAAGTTTTATCTATTAATACATGCGCAAATAATGGGTCTTGCTCCGGTTTTAATGTTTTTAAAGCTCCGGATAGTTCAACGTCGTCGTGAATATACGTAACCCCTTCTCTGACGTTTCCAAAACCCGGGTCGGTGTTTTCCGTAACTATCAAAGAACCAGTTTTTTGAATGCCGTTTATATAATATTCCGTCGGAGATTTAACGTTTTCAATTAACGGGTCGGTCGAATACGCCCCCTCAATTTGCGAAACCGTAACAAACTCGGTTCTTGTTTCGCCCGTATATGAAACTTGGTTAATAACTTCGTCCCAAATTACAAATTCATTTATTTTTAATCCAGAAACTTGAGATAATACATGATGGCAAGCGCCTATGGTTAAGCAATTTACGCCCGACCATGTATTAATTGTCGGCGTAACTATGTCGGAAGAACCTACCTCTACACCGTCTAAATACACCTTAATTCGACCCGTCGTTATATCGCCATTAAATACAAACAATAAATCATAAACTTTATTTTGCGTTAAACTTAAAACGCTCGTGGAGGCATTTGTTTGGTTTTTGTTTTCATCACCATGAGTAATTACTAACGTTCCATTTGAATTTGAATAGCAAGATAAAAGACTAAACGGTATAACAGGATTAAGCGCCATGAGCGAAAAAAACTCTTTAAAGCCCCCTGGCGTCCCTTCCCAATCAGGTTGGAACCTGAGCAATAAAGACATTTTATTTCCAGTATTTATTATATTTTTAGCACAATAAGAAATTGCGCGACTATCCGCGCCCGATATGTCAATTGTATTTCCGCCTATGACTCCGGTCGCAGCATCGGCAACCACTCCGGGCGCAAGGTTAGTATAATGAGTATTGGCGCTTTTAAACGATTTTGTATATCTAGTATCTAAAGAGTCGCCCCTTAATGAAAACACTACGGCCATTTTAATTTTCCTTTATGTCAAAATTAGGACACGTTTTATTTTTATTAAAATGATTATGCGGAAAAATTAATTCGTCACTTAATCCAAATTCAAACTTTAAGTCGTCTAATAATAGTTTTAAGGCCATAAATTGAGAGTTTGAAAACTCTTTATTGCCAGTTAAGCAAATGCCGATAGAGTCGCGATTATGGCCTTTACAATGCGCCCCTGGTTTATGAATATCGCGACCAAAATAAATGGTTCCGTCTTTTGTTATTAAATAATGATAACCAATGTCCAACCAACCGCGACAAATAGTATCATATTCGCCCCATTTTATTTTTTGACCAAACCGGCCAGCATGTAATAATTTGATTTTATCAAAAGAATCGTCTTCTTTTTTATCCGACGCCGAACAATGTAAGATTATTTTTTTAACGTTTCTCATAGTATTTTATTGTTTTGTTGGCCCATGGTTTAATATCAATCGCGTAATCGGATATGTAAAACCCTAGCGTTTCGTCGCAATACTCTATTGGATAATTGCCAGGAATAAATTCTAAATATTCGTCGTCATTTTCGTCATAGGATATTTCGTAAAAACCTGGAAATTCCTGGTTTTCCTTATATTCTTTATTGCATAACTCAGGGTTTACACTCTTGGCCCTCATTAGGTCGTAACAAAAAAGTCGGCATCGATTAAATTTGAATGATAAATTTGTTCCCACTTTGGGCAATATTTGCGGACCCTGACAACTAACTAAGAATATCGTCAATAGTAGAATCGTAATTAATTTGGTTGTTCTCATTACTTGCCTTTTTTAATCTTTCAATTAAAATTTTACCGTCTTTAACGTCAAATGAATAACCGATTTCAAGAAAAATGTTTTTTACGGCCGGTGTAATTGCCTTGTCAAAGAGAATTTCTTTTATTGCATATTTAATTATTTTTAATCTAAATACGCCAGGCATTGCGTTTTTAAAAAACAATGTAACGGCCGCTTTAACTGCGACCGTTTTAAGATATTTAATTAAATAAGGTTCTATTGCAAAAAGCAATTGTTTAAAAAAATTAAGCATCTTTCTTTTTTGAAACCAATTCGTCAAAACTTTCGCCAAGATCAATTTCAATTTCCATTAACTCTTCGCCGTCTTGATCAGTGTCAATTTTTAACTTTAGTTTTGTAAGTTCAAATTTAAAATCGACAACTTTTGCACCTTCAAGTTTTCCGCCCTTGGCAACTAGTTCTTGAATTGCTTCGGTTAGGTGTAATACAATTTTTAAAGACTTTTCGCCGTCCTGGTTTCCGTCAAGACTTGCCTCAAGCTTGCCGTCGTTAATTTTGTAATCAATTTTTTTGTGTTCCATTCTTAAATTCCTTCGTTAATGGTTTCTTGTAAAAAACGTTATTAGTGAACCGCCTAGCGTTCCGAATATTCCGCCGAAAAATGCGACTTTAATTTTTAGGCCGAACAATTGCTTGTCCATTATGGCCTGTTTTCCTTCGAACGACTCGACTTTTTTCCATAGCATTTTTCGCCATTCTACTTCGTTATGTACTAAAACAGTTAATTCTTGATCATTCATTCTTTTATTATTACGCATAATTGAACCAATTCAAAGTATTAATTTAGTTAATATTTTTTAAAGCGTATTTTAAAACCAGGTTAATTTCATCCGGCGTTAACTGAATTCCGTCTTTAAGTTTAGTTTTTAAAACTTGTAACGAATCTTTTTCCGCTTGCTTCGCATCTTGTTCGACTTGTTTTGCCGCCAGGTATGCCGCTTTTTTAACCGCGTCTTCTTTGACAAGTTTTTTTCCGCTAGGCTTTTTTTGATAGTCCACAATTTTAGCGCACCAAACTTCTGAGTATTCCGCATTGTATAACGAATGGCGACCGTCTACGCATTCTTTATTTAGCGAAATTTCCTGGCAATTTTCCAGGCCGGAGCATGGTTCGATCATTGAGCGATTTGACCAGTTTGGTTTCGAAATATCGTCAACCATTTCGTCGGCTACAATATGGGTTTCGCAATTAAATTTCCCTACAATAATAGAACATTGGCCGTATTTTTTTTCGCATTCTTGTTTAGCTTTTGGGCCTGAAAAAATAATTGGATTGTTTTCACATGAAAAGGAATTTGATCTTGTGTAATGTTCCAATGCAAAAACGTTTAAACTTAAAATTAATAATATTATTATATTAAATATTTTCATAATGACCCCTTTATGGTAAAAATGTCGGTTTTCCTGATAATTCAAAGCTGCCAATAAACCCCCTAGAGAAAGTAGCACTTCCAGAAAGAACCATGTCCACCTGATTAGTGCCAGATTCCACCTTGATTCCGACAGCGGCCCCATTTCCATCACTGCCGGCAGTTCTAACCTTCCTTAAAAAAGTTAATCCCGTAATATTTATAGAGCTTGTAGCACTTGCGGCAGATTCGTCCCCTAGTATATCGAGCTTTATAAACCACTTTTCGTCGGTATAATAAACCATTCCTTTAGCGTGTGCAGTAGTCCAATTTGTTCCAGATACGGTTAAATCTTGTTGCGGATACCAATAAGCACCGTTTGTTAGTATTGGTTGTGATACGTCGTGAGAGGCCATTTTAATTGTATATCTTATTGGTGTATTTTTTCCCGCTATAGAATTTGGCAAGTCTGAGTTACCCCCGGCGCTGCCAAGACCAGTAAAAATACTTCTGAATGTATGCTTGCCAACTGATGATATATTAAAAGTAGAGCAAGATTTTTGTGTTGATACGTGCGTATGATTACCACCAACCGTTGTATTTGCTATATACCAACTAACATACGAATCATGCTCTTGAATTACCGTCTGGGATGCGTTTTCAGTTTCAACAACTTTAAAAGACAATCCTTGATCTCCACCACCAGAGGTTCCGGCCGTAACTCTCCCTGAGATTTCTGCGCATACATCATAAGAACCATTGCGAGGAATATTGCACGATATACCAACCGACTCGCTTCCAGTGCAAGTTGCTCCGCTAGACTCTTCTGTCCCCGCGCAAGCTACTTGGCAACTTCCTTCTATATTAGAGAGGGTTATACTAGCGCTAGTTGGTATAGTGTCCGTAAAATTTGAACCAAGGCTTATTGATGATGTATTACTTAATAGCGCATCGACTTCAAAATCAGCTTGTTCCGGAGTCCAGGCCTCTTGGGCATCGTCAGATTTTTCATTAATAACTAAATAGTGATTGCTATTAGCATTCAAAAGTGTGCCGCCATTAACTGCCCTAATAGATAGTTCATCATCTTTTAAAAATTCGCCCTTCTTTGAGATATATGAACCGGCATGATGGCTATAATTAACATAATCGCCCAATTCTTTATATAGGATATCGTTTTTATATAATGTTAGGTAATCAAGTCCGGCCGCATTAAAGTTTACACTTGTTTTAATTTCAATAACCGAATTATTTCTTTGAACTTTATAATGATTATCGTCGCCCACGCTTGTCCAACCGTTTCCAGTTCCGGAATAGTGAACGTCTTCGGCCACGGCCGTTATTACTCGCCCGTCGTTCCCTTCTAACTTAATTGAATTTGCATATACGCCAGAAACAAAACCTTTATTCGAACCTAAATAAACCTCGCCGTCCGCGTCTATTGTTCCGGCCCCCGTACTTGTAACTCTAAATTTTCTTTGGTCGCCCGGAGCGCAATCAAAAACTATAATTGGCGCATCTTTAAAAACTGTTAAATCTGAAACCGTTCCCGTCGACTTGACAACGTTTAATTCGTCAAGAACTTCATATTTAAAAGCACTGTCGCCTTGTTTGTATGCAAAATGGGCCATGCATTGACCCTTGTTATTTACATCGTCCGACAATGTAACAAGGTCCGATTCGAAATATTGACCGGCCCCACTTGCTACGAATCTCGCAAACTTTTCGTTTCCGTCACGCCCGTTTGTATGCGTTTCTTGCGTAAATGTTCCGCCAGTATTTGACCAATTCAAAATTGGCGAACCCGGGTCCTCGAAACTATTATTGACAATGAAATTTATTCCACCGCCGCCGGCGCCGGTTCCGGAACCAATCTTTTTTTCAGTTACGCCGTTATTAAAAACTAGCGCATTCGAAGCGTTCGAAAAACCAAAATAAGGGTTTGACGCTCCGGCGCCAGTGTCGAAAATAAATTTCTTGTCCGCCGTTGTTCCGTCTCCAAATGTCGAACTATTTCCGTTTACACTTAACGAGCTACCGTCCGTTAAATTCAACCCTTTGTTAAAAGAAAAATCTTTTGCCGTTTTATCAATTTTAAAAACCGGGTTACTCGCGCCGTCTCCAATGTCGATCGTAATCAACTTGTCGGCCGTAGCGTTTCCGATTCCTAGAATATATTCATCGGTTTGCGGTTTAAAAGGAATTGCCCCGAACGCTGTATTGAGCGCCAGGACATAAACAATTAAATAATTAATAATTTTTTTCATTTTTATGCCTCGATTATATTTGCATTAAATACGTTATTGGTTCCCAGGTCGTCTATTTGCGTATCGCAATCATTAAAAAAGCAACCATGAATTAAATTATTTTTCTTGGTTGCTAAAATTTCAATTGCCTTGTCAACGCCAACGTCATTAAAACCGACAAACCTTCCATTATTAATTCTGACCCGATCGGCGTTAATTTGCAAGCCAATATCGGCCCCGGTTGGCCCGTTCTTTGTTATTGACGCGCCGGCCTTAAAATCGAAATTCATACCCGACTGATTTATTACTTGAATATCATCAATGGCCAAACTTCCAACAACTAAAATATTTTTTAATGTTGCAATATCCGCGTCCGCCATTAATGCGTTTATATCCGCGTGTGAACCACCAGGCCCAACAAAGGCGTCGTAAATAATTCCTTGACCGGCAAACGCGTCAACTTGGCCGTCTAAATATTTAATCCATTCGTCAACATTTTGAAAAAGCCAGTTAAATGTTTCTTTTGGCGGCCTTTCGTCTACCAAAAAACCTTGTTCTTTTTTCGCCGCCGAAGGTTCGACCGAAATTGTTCCCTGGTCCGGGTTTCCTTCCGTCCAATCTATTCCACTTGCCGGTTTTGCCATTTTGTACGCTCCTAATTATTCAAATACGCCGCCAACTAAAGGGTCATAGATTGAACCAAACCCCTGGTCGCTTGTATTATTTCCGTTAAAACTAAATTTATTTTTTATAGTATAAGCTTGGGCAATTTTTCCGCCCTTAGTAACATCATAAATCGAACCAAAACCCTTACCAACCGTTTTCGAATTTGGGCCGTCTATGGAAAAAGAATCTTCGCCGTCATATATGGCCAAGTAATTTACTCGGACGCCGCCCATTACAACGCGCTGTAAATTAGTAATTAAAAACTCAACCGTTAATGGATTAATTACCCCGTCGGAACCAATGGCCATTTCAGCATTATTCAAATTCATGTAATGAATATAACTAGCACTTGTTAACAATTTAATCGTATCAATTATTCGTTCCGGTTCGCCATTTGAAACATTTATTCCAATCCTGGCCAGCAATAAAATTCTATAAAAATCATCGTCAAAATTTAATCTGTCCTGGCCGACTATGGTTCCAACTTGGTCCAATTGTTCGCCAACGGCCTGGTTTAAATCTAACCTTTTATTAAGTAGGTCGAAAAACATTGTTTCCGATTCTTGAACGCCGGCCATTAAAGAACTTAAAACCTTTTCAAGATTTATTTTGTCCTTCCATTGCTCCAGGCGTCTATTTAAACCCTGGTCAACGTGATCGTTAATTTTTAAAATTTCGCTCATTTAAAAACCTAGCTTGTAACTGTTATTCTTGACGAATCGAATTGCGCTATCTCTCTTGGAGTTATAACAATGTTATCGTCAATCGTTGGCGTTGCCGTTTTTCCTATTCTTATTACAAAATCTAAAATTCCAGGAATATCGTTAAAAATTCCACTTATAGAATTAGAACCAAAAACAATTATGTCTTGGCCAACCGTTAGCGTTTCGGCGTGGGCCAATAATGCGTTTTCTATTTGAGTATCGCCGTCAACCGGATATAAATTCGGGTCTTTTGTAATATCCGTTTCAAACCAAATATTAACACCGGTCGGCCTTGAAAATTTTATAGTTTGATCAAAACCTTGAGAGTCAACGACTGTTTTTGTAATGTCTCCAATTGTCTCTATTCCGCCGCCTACAACCAAAAAGATTGCGTCGGCAAGGTCTTGTTCAACATCGCCCAAAACTACAATATCAAGCGAATGCGGAGGCCTTCCGTCAATGTCTTCGATTGAACTATTATTTTGAAAAACAATAACCGCTTCGACAAGTTCCCTAGCGTTTAACTCGGACAATATAGCTTCGATAGTACACGAACCGGCAATTTGAAGTTCATTGTCTCGACGCGATTTTAATTCCGGGTCGGTTTCCGATTCGGCGCCAAGATCGGCGTCAAGCGTATTTGTAAAACTATTTAATCCGGCAATCGGCGTTTCAATAACTGTTAATGTTCCGGCGTTTGCTTGAACTGGCCCTTCGGTTTCGGCCACAAGTTTAATATTTTCAACTTTAAAAGTCGCGCCGTCCACTACGTTAATAATATAATCGCCCTGGACAATAAATCGCGCCGTCGGGTTTCCGCTAACCGAAACAATGGTTCCGTCGGTTACAACCGTGTTTTCATCACCACGCGCAACCCCTGTTAAAACCGTTGAAAAAGTAGGTCCGCGCCTAGTTGTTCCTGTCAATGCAACAACATTGTCCAATTGTTTACCTTCGGAAGTAACCGGATATTGTGAATTATAAACGTCCTGGGCCAATTCCCAAACAAGCGATTCCCTTTCGGCAATCAAGGCTATTATTTGACCAATAGGGGACGCGTCGGACAAGTCTATATTATCGCCGAATTCGTCGCGAAAACGCTGCCTAATCTCGTTTAAAATATCGTCAAGGCGTTTTAGTTTAAAACCGTCCGCCGTTAATCCAAAAGTCATGGTAAAACCTCGTTTATAATTAAATTATTACCGTTAATTGTTGTCACGTCAAAGACAAGTTTCATTTCTCTTGTTGACGCGGTGTATTCGATCGGTTCAAAATTATTTAAAATACTAACTCCGTTAACGTCAATTATTTTTTCCTTAAAAATCGCCTCAATTATATCCGGCGAAGTACCCTTTACGAATACGGTTTGAAAATACGGAACCCCTTCGATTCTATCAAGGAACCATTCGCCAAGAAAAAATTTCAATGATTGAATCATTCTTTGACGAATTTCTTCGTCCGAATTATTTTCCGTCAAAACAAAAGAATTGTTTTCAATTGCCAAGTCGTCGTTAATATCCATTTTTAATTGAGTCATTACGAAATTTCTCCGGTTCCTGTTATTGGCGCCGCCGTGCTATCTAAAAAAGACCCTGGCAATACTTCGCCATTATTTTTAAATTCGTTTACTATTTCTAGCGCCACGGCCTTCCATATATTTGTTAATTGCGTAGGTGTAACCGGCGTATTATCAGACGGCGCATTTGCCGTTATTGCCGCCGCTATTGCCGTTCCCAACCTGTCCGAATCTAGCGCCATAATTTAACCCTTTAAAGTATCAACTTTCGTTTTTATTTCGTCCGCCG